CTATAATTTCCATAAAATAACGATGGATTCACTAGTAACTCTAACCTTGCTTATCAAGGCGCGTGCTATGGCTTTCTGCTGATCGTAATCAAGCGTGAAGATGTCCTTGGTGTCAAGCACCCGTCTAATATCTTTCTTTCGCTCTACAGCTTTGAGAGAGGTGTCAGCGTCTAGCTCTTTTTCAAGTGCTGTTCTTTCTGCCATGAAGTCGCTTGACCTCTTTTGTAATTCTTCCAGTGAAATCCGGTCATCAATATACAAGTCATTAAGCCTGCTAATTTTAGCGGTTAGATTATCAATCTGTTTCTGGTAGCTGTCCCGGTCTATCGTCTCTTTGTCAGTGTTTGAAAATAGCTTGTCGATATAATCTGAATCAGTTTGTAGTTTGCTGATTTCAGTTAGGACGAAGTGCTCTATATCGTCTTTGAAATAAAACCCAGAATCACACTTTTCATTGTTGTTGTAAACAGTCACGCCCTTGGTCTTCCTTGGGTGTCGCTGCTTACACTCATATTTGACTAAGCGCGTGCCGTCTTTTCGTTTCATGCCTAGCTTGATAGCAAGAGGGGCTGAACAGTAACCGCATTGAGCTATACCAGAAAGCATGTATTTAGCTTGAAATGGCCTTGGATTGAAACGCTGGGCGGCTGTCCTTTGTCTTGTTTTGATTTCCTCTTGCGTCTTGTTAAAGTCGTCCTCTGATATGATAGGCTCATGAGTGCCGGGGAATATCTGCCCTTTAAACTGATTGTATCCACAATATACCGGGTTTGAGAGGATAACCCGCACCGTTCTATAGTTCCACTCTTTATCTTGCCCATATTGCTCATTGAGGGCGTCTCTGAGCTTGGTTATCGACATACCTGATAAATACCATTTGAACATTTTTCGGACGATTAAAGCTTGATATGGATTGATTGATAGCGTGCCGGTCTCTTTGACATAGTCGTAGCCGTAGGAAGTCTTTGACCACTGCATGGCCTTGCCGGACTTTGCCCGTCCAAGTTTGCCTAGCTGCATACGCTCCTTGATTTGTTCTCTTTCTAGCTGGGCAAACACACTGAGGAGCCCAATCATTGCCTTACCGAATGGCGTTGAGGTGTCAAAGTTTTCGAGCAAGCTGACAAATTCTATATCATTCTCCAGAAAGACATCTTCAATCAGATAGAGTGTATCTTTCTGACTGCGGCTCAAACGGTCTAGCTTATACACTAGAACAGTATCAAACAGTTTTCTCTTTGCATCCCTTATTAACTGCTCTAGGGCAGGGCGTTCCGTGTTAGACCCAGAGAAACCGCCGTCTGTGTATATCTCATAAACATTCCAGTCCTTAATCTCACAGTAGCTTGTCAACTTTGCCTTTTGCTCGTCGATAGAATAGCCTTCATCAACTTGCGATGTGGTCGATACTCGGACATAGATAGCGACTTTATGTGTTGCCATTGTGTTTGTACCTCGTTTTTGATAAAATGGGTACAGAAAAAGACTTGTAAGACTGCTCTCAGTTTACACGATTTTTTCTGTGATGCTTGCTCTACACTCGAAGTTTGGCGACGGTGAGTGTAGGGCTTTTTTTATTGTGATAATAATTTAGCTTTCTGTGCTTGAAATTCTTCCTCAGTGAGTACGCCGTTATCAACTAATGATTTCAGCTTAATCAATTCGTCAGCAATTAAATTCTGTGATAGCGGTTGACTGCTCTGACTAACCTCTATCTGTGGTCTATATAGACTTTGTTTGTATGCTTCGGATGCACGTTTAATCTTGTCAGATAGGACTGGGACAGCAATCTTCGGGATGTTCTTGATATGTGCCCAAGATACCCCGTTCATCACCGAGATTTCACCTAAGAGAACCCCACTTTTAGACGATACCCCATTGACCATATCAAGAGGGATTTCAGAAGTCTGGACGCCGTAAATCATGCCTTTGTCAACAAACATAATGCGTTTTTGAGTTAAAACGATTAAGACAGTGTTGCCGTCATAAAATCCAGATGCGGCATATTGTATCACCTCGTCGTCTGATAGTAATTGCGGTAGGTAGTTAACCTCTTTTCGAGTGCCAAACATCTTAGGGACGCCGGCTTGCATTAATTGAGTTTGAACTGTTAATAAATTCATGACATTACCTCATCATTTTTAGATATTCATTTTTTACAAACGTCTCATCACAAATCGTGGTGAGATTATATTTTTCCATGAAGTGTAAGTAATTGAAATCGTCCAGATTTTCATTTTTCAACAATTCATGAATCATATTTCTATTGGCTTGAGCCTCGTACTTTTCTCGCAGACGCTCGTAGTGTTTAGAGTTGTGTTCTAAGTGCCCTAATTCATGCAGAATGACCTTCAAACGTATTTCTGGGGGTAAATCCCCGTTGATGTAAACCACACGGTTAACAGGGTCTAGAAATCCATCTCGTGGCCACTGGCTAGAATCGAACTCACAAAGAGACACGTTGAACTGCTCAAGCAATTCACTTTCAGTCATAGCACCTCACTTTTCCTTGCTGCTCATATATCCCGCAATGATGCCACGGATGGCACGTTTATCATCATCCGTCAACGGTTTCCCGTCGAACATCATTGCATTAGCTATGATTTCGTCAATGTCGTGGGCGTTGGTTGGTTGCGGTTGTTCTTTCGTCATAGGGACATCGTACCCCATGAGCCATGCTTCAGATACCCCCAACGTTCTAGCAAGCAGCACCAACTTTTCTTGGTCTGGTGTTGATTTCCCATTGATATATTGAGACAAAGCACTCTTTCCAAGTTTAACGCCAAGTTCTTTTTGATGTACTTTCGAAAGGGAAATTACGTCAACTTGTTTTAAATTTCGTTCGCTCATAACTTGTCGCAAACGTGAAGCAGTAGTATTTTTCATATTTTTTTCCTTTTCCTTTATGGCTTTATTATATAGTAGAAAATAAAAAAGTTCAAGAAAAATCGGAAAAAAGTTCAAAAAATTGAACAAAAACTGTTGACAAATAAAAAGATAAAGATTAAAATAAAACCATAAAGTTCAAGAGATTGAACTTAGAAAGGAGAACTCAATGAGATTTGACTATGCTAAATTAAAAGGTCGTATCAAAGAAAAATACGGAACGCAAGAAAATTTCGCAGAAGCCATCGGCATAACTCCAACAACGATTTCGTTTAAAATCAACGGGAAAGCAAAGTGGCAACAAGACGAAATTGTGAAAGCGGCTAAATTATTAGAAATCTCAAAAAAAGAGATTGTTGAATATTTTTTTAACTATGAAGTTCAAGAACTTGAACTAAATAATTAAAATTATGAAAGGGGCAAAAAATGAATCACATCCACGATTTTATCGAGTTCATGCAAAAAGGCCGTCCAATCCCAGAGTGGGACTTTACGACCTATATGTTTTTTACATTCTCAATGCTTGTCGGAGTTCTCATCTTGCTGCCTGTTCGCTTTGAGCGTTCGTTTGGAAAGCGACCAGAAAGCACCGAAGATAGGGACGCTAACAAAGGACATTAAATTTCCAAATTGAGTATCAGACAGGACAATCAAGCAGTTTCTCAAAACGAGGATTCCAAAGATAGGCAAAGTGACGACAAAGCTATAAGTTATATCACCGTCTTTTTCAAGTTTAAAAAAGAGTAGGATGTCATGGATATAGCTTAACGCTAACATCGAAATGAATAAAGCGATACCAATCACTAGGCATAGATACGTCCAATTGATGTCGGCCAGCCTAGTCAAGGCTGAATGGCTATCTGGTGTTATACAGTGGAATTCAATGTACAGCAACCCAACGAACATCAGAAAAGCAGATATTTCAGATTTATTCTTCATGTCAAAACCTCGTTTTTATTAACTATTATATCAAAGAAAGGAAACACTATGAATGAAATTTTCAACTTCCACGGACAAGATGTCCGAACAGTAACTATTAACAATGAGCCTTACTTTGTAGGTAAGGATGTGGCTGGGATTTTGGGGTACCAAAATGGTAGTCGAGATGTCAATAGACACGTAGATGAAGAAGATAAGCTGAAGTACCGTTTCGGTACCTCAGGTCAAGACAGAGAGATGATTATCATCAATGAGTCTGGTTTATACTCCCTAATTTTGTCAAGCAAACTACCACAAGCCAAGGAGTTTAAACGTTGGGTCACATCAGAGGTTTTGCCAACCATACGCAAACATGGCATGTATGCTACAGAACAACTACTTAATGATCCTGACCTTGCCATTGCAGCCTTTCAAGCTCTTAAAGACGAACGGGCTAAAGTGGTGAAACTAGAGGCTGAGTTGGCCTTGGCGCAAGAGCAAGCACGCTACTTCGACATCATTCTAGAAAGTAAAGGGGCGGTGCGTGTTACCCAGATTGCGGCAGATTACGGCATGAGTGCCAAGAAATTCAATGCAACCTTGCATGATCTAGGTGTTCAACACAAGGTCAACAGTCAATGGATTTTGTATAAGAAACACATGGGTAAGGGCTATGTCGATAGTTCGACATTTGATTACAAGGATAAGAACGGTCAAGCTCAAGTCAATATGACAACGACTTGGACACAAAAAGGGCGCTTGTTCTTGTATGAATTGCTAAAAGTTAACGGCATCCTGCCAATCATCGAACAAGACGATTGAGGATGTCACCTTAACGGCACTAGTGAGCTAGCGGGGCAACAATTCAGTTGTAGCGTAAGCAATACCATTAGCGACGATTTGATTTATAAGAACTCCTAAAAATAAATATTCGAAGTCCTCGCTAGTTCTCTAGTGTCGTTAAGGCAACAAAAAAGGCTGACCCCTGCCAGAGTCAGACCCTAAGATATTGAAATCAAGGTAATTATATCATGAAACGAAAGAAATGGGAACCAGTCATAATCAACATTATGGCAGATGGTTCCAGAGTTGATGATCTAACTAAGTACACGATACCAGCAGGGCATAGCTACTACGATATCGTGGCAAGCATCTACCAGAAAGGAGCATAACCGAATGAAGTATATCTTTCACTAACGATGAAAAAAACTATACATGCATGAACAACGAGTTTTTGCAAGACGCCAGCTTGAGTTTACAAGCTAAGGGTTTACTTGCTGAAATCTTGATAAATAAAAGCGATTGGCGGGTTTATCTGTCAGAACTCGAAAAGAGGTCAACCAATGGGAAAAGCTCACACCGTTCAGCGTTTGAAGAATTAAAACACAAACGGTATGTCGTGGTTTTCCGAAAAAGCAAGGGCTATAAAAAAGGTTTTGAAATAGTTGTATGTGCATCAGACATACCCATGACAGACAAGTTTATAGAATACCTTGATAAAAAGTTATCCACAGAGTTATCCACAGGTAGCCTTAAAAATTCATAGTTCGATAAATGGAATTTCCATTAATTCATACGATGATAATTCATAAGTTGAAAATTCATACGATGAATAATTCAACCGATGAAAATTCATACGATGAATAATCGGACACTAACAAGTACTAATATATAACAAGTACTAATATATAACAATATGGCCTACGGCACTAACCGACAACAATCTAGAGCCTAACGGCACTAACTGGTAATAATAACTAATAGATAACTATACAGTAATCATAGTTAGAAGAATAAGAGAGGTAAAAAAACATGAAAAAACTTATCAATTGGATTTGGAGCAAAAAGCAAAATGAAGTAGAAGTCTTCGAGGTAAGACCATATCGCATGATTGACGAAAAGGTACGAGATTTCAATGCAGACCACGGATTGCCATTAGATCAATTAGTGGGGTAACTCATGAAGCTACTAAGAAAACTATTTTTCAAGAAGAAAACTAAAGAGCCAGAATACTTCTTCGATGTGATTGAAACACCAGAAGAAAAGAGCGAACGGCTCAAACAGAAATATATCAAATAGCAACATCTTCAATCCGTAGCCACGGCTCACCGTGGAGTGTAACTTATGCCTTTTCCCCAAAAAAATCTTTACTAAATTACTTTTTTCCTAATTTTCCCATTCATAAGTCTAATAAAACATTGAAAAAACATGAAACGGTGGGCGATGGGTGCGGATTGAAGCACTAAAAAAAGCATGGGTTAGGGCCCATGCAAGAAAAAAACATTTACAAGGAGATTATACCATGAAATCTTTCAACACTCAAACAACTTCAAAACCTAGCTACGTTAAAACTAAAGCCTACGGACTTTGTGGCACATTGGCACTAGCTACAGCTCTATTGATTGGAGCTGGGGCAGTGTCAGCAGACGAAACCACTCAACCAGTGGCAGACACACAACCAGCGGTGTCTAATGTCTATACCGCTGACAATGCCGGGAATATTACAGTGACACCGTCTGAAACAGTGGCACCAGTGGAAACACCAGTATTTACTCCACCAGCACCAGTCGAAGCTCAACCGATTGCAGAAACACCAGCGGCACCTACTACAGTGACTAAAACGGGAGACACATTCAACGTTGAAAACCCAAACGTTGAGGTTACTTTCCCGAATGGAAAGTATAGCCCGTTCGAGGTTGAGTATAAAAACATTAAAATTCCGGACGACGTGCCGGTAAATGAGGGGGATAAGGTTACTTTTGACTTACCTGAAGAAGTAAAATTTCAAACTTCCTATGAGTTTGACGTCCACAATCCTGATAAAGCTGTAGTTGGTAAAGCTACAGCGGATGCTACCACTAACAAGGTGACAACTGTATTCAATGACTATTTCAAATCACACCCTTTGAATAAGATCATGAACTTAAAACTAGATGCAAGTTGGACAGATAAAGTTGTATCTGGCAAGCCAGTAAATGTCAACTTTAACGGCACTGTGGTAACAGTCAATGTAGGTTCGGAGCAAGTAATTGGCAAAGATGAACTTATCGCTAAATGGGGATTTCAAGACAAAGAAGACCCTACAGTGATCAATTGGACAGCACGAGTTAACTATGCAAAACGTGTACTAAACTATGTAACAATCATTGACGAAATGTCAGAAAACCAAAAGTTGGTTGATAACTACTTTGAAGTGAAAAATATTGAAAGTTTAGACCCTTGGATTGACAAAGGTTCAGCTATGGACTTAGTTAAGTCTATCTCAAAATCTGAGCATGGATTTGAAATCAAAATGGATAGACTAGACCACATGATTTACTTGTACTACAAGACTAAGCTTGTAAATGCTGTTAAAGACAGTACAAACCCGACTAACAAGATTGAATTGAAAGCTGAAAATGATGGTGCTGTTTCATATCAGAAGATTCAACTTGTCGGCGGGCGTGGGGATGCTTCTGGCGAGAACAAACCAGAGCCAACTTTTGAGGTGCCACACGATGCACCTAAGTACGAAAAACCGGAATTTAAAGGCGGTATCCCCGGAATCCCAGAGGTGCGAGAATTGCCTGAGTACACTGAACCGATTGGAACTGTACCAAACGACGCTCCAGTTTTGGATAAACCAGAATGGAATGGCGGGACAGTGCCAAATGAAGCGCCTATCCATTACAAACCTGAATTCCAAGGAGGTATTCCCGGAATTCCAGAAGTCCGTGAGTTGCCACCATTCGAAGGGGGAGTAGTTCCGAATGATGCCCCTATCCTTGATTTGCCAGAGTTGCATATTCCAGTGGAACCAACACCAGAAAAACCAGTGACACCGAAAGAAGTACCTAACAAGCCTAAAGAAAAAGTGGCACAATCTGCCACAGTATCTTATAACTTCGCACCAGCAAGCAAAGAGACACCAAATACAGCCGTTTACGGCGGTGTTCTCCCTAACACTGGTGAGAAAGAAGGAATTGCTAGCACTTTAGGATTGGTAGTCATCGCTGCAGGAATCACTGCTCTAACTCTTGGTTTCAAGAAATACAACGGTAAATAAGATAACTAATTAAACATTGAAGTGGTGGGAGGGTAGGCATTAAAAAGGTGGTAAATGGCTAAAACAAAAACTAAAGTTTATTTTTGGCTTAAATTCGATAAAAAATTTTTTGACAATCTATTCATCAAACGGCTAAAAAGTGTTAGCGGTGGCTACGCAATGACCGTGATCTATATTAGGCTAATGCTTGAGAGTTTAGAAACTGATTGCATTCTGTATTATGAAGGTTATTTCGATAACTTAATCCAAGAGTTAGCACTCAAGCTAGATGTTAGCGAGGACGATGTCAGCATGACGATAGCCTACTTTACTAAATGCGGGCTTATCCAAATCGACACAGACGGAAATGCTAAGTTTCCACAAGCTGAAGCCTTGCTTGAACAAGAAACAAATTGGGCACAATACAAGCGTAAAGATCGCAAAATTGGACAAATTCCAACCAAATTGGACAATGTCCAACCGATGTCCAACCAGTGTCCAACAGAGATAGAGAAAGAGATAGAAGAAGATATAGAGTTAAAACAAGAGTTAAACCTAGATATAAAGACAGAAGTAGAAGCAGAGAATAGAAAACTATCTTCTGCTACTGCTGATAAATCTAACTTCAATATCTTTGAACACTACCAAGAAAGAATTGGGCTATTAGATGGATTCCAACTTCAACAACTAGAGGGTTACCAAGTTATTGATGGATTGGAACCAGATTTAATCAAAATAGCCATTGATAAAGCAGCCGATAATTCTAAACGCTCTTTTGGCTATGTTAACTCTATCTTGAAATCTTGGGCACAGAATGGAATAAAAACAGTAGTCCAGCAACAAGAGGAACAAAACAAGTTTGAGTCCAAAAAACCAAACAGCGATAAACCAAAATTTGGTCCAGCTTGTAGCAAGTATTGAGGAAGTGAAAAACTATGACACTAGAGCATACAGCTAAACAAATGCGCAAGCGGTATATCACACAAAGTGATAAATACTGCGAAAAGCACAATCGGCATTACGTAACAATCCAACTTCCTAACTCAATCCCTTACACGGTTTGCGAGTCTTGTCATCGTGAAGAACAAGAAATTTTGAATGCTGTTAAAGCTCAAAAACAGTACGAGCGTGAGCAAGAGCAGAAACGCTTGTACTTTCTCAAAGATTTCAGTCTGCTTGATGATGATTTGAAGAACGCTAGCTTTGACAATTACAAAGCAGTAACCAGAGAGCAGAAAGAAGACTTGAAGAATGTTAGAAGTCAACTCAAAGGCTATCTTGACGGTCAAGACTACAACATTGTTTTGATTGGTGACACTGGAGTGGGTAAGAGCCATCTAGCTTACTCAGCACTCAAAGCCTTGTCTGATCACACGAAAAAGATGGGGCTATTCATCAACGTGGTTGACCTATTAGCTAAAATCAAAGAAGATTTCAGCCTTGAAGCTGAATATATCAGACGCATATCGGAGGCTGAATGGCTAGTGCTTGATGATTTGGGGACTGAAAAAGTGACAGAATGGTCCAACGGTATCTTGTACAGTATTTTGAACAAGCGTACTAAGACTATCATCACAACTAACTTAAGCCCACGGGACATCATGGGCACTTATGGTAAACGTGTCTATTCGAGGGTATTCAAAAAGACAGGGCTTGGAACGACGAATGAACATGTTTATCAATTCAAGACACAACAAGACAAGAGGATGATGCTTTGACAGAAACGGAAGTAAAACTAAAGCTCTTTGAAGACTACGAGCGTATTCACGGCCTTGTATTCTCACAAGAGCATAAACAGAAAATGATGGATGATTTAGATTTATACTCATTCATCAGCAAAATTAATGAATATATGTATTTCGCTAAGAAATCAACGCAGATTTTTAGTGCACACTAAAGGAAGACAAGATATGACAAATCAACTACAAACACAAAACAAAAGGGATATTTCAACAGATACAAGCGCATGGACGTTTCAAGATATTAAACGCTACTACGACCCACAAGATTTGTTGACAGAAAAACAAGTTGGGCAAGCTTTATCGCTGATTAAAGGTCGTAACCTCAACCCATTGCTAAACGAAGTCTATATCGTAGCTTACAAAAAGAAAAATGGTGGGGCTGAATTTAGCTTAATTGTCTCAAAAGAAGCGTTCTTGAAGCGTGCAGCACAAAACCCAAACTATGAAGGGTTCGAAGCCGGAGTGGTAGTTGTTGACGATTCTGGCGATATGGTAGAGCGGAAAGGGGCGCTGCTACTACCTAACGACACGCTCGTCGGTGGCTGGGCAAGAGTTTACCGCAAGAATTTCAAGGTTCCTGTAGAGGTTTTCGTTAGTCGTGAAGAATACGATAAAAAACAAAGCACTTGGAACGCTATGCCAGCTACCATGATTAGAAAAACCGCTCTTGTCAATGCCTTACGTGAAGCTTTCCCAGAGGATTTAGGAAGTATGTACACCGAGGATGACGGCGGTGAAACATTCGACAGAATCAAGGATGTAACACCACAAGAGACACAAGAGGATGTTAGAGCTCGTAAGTTGGCGCAAATCAAACAAATGAAGCAAGAACAAACGCATTTCCAACAAACAAGCGAAAGCAATTCTCAACCGGTTGCCAACTCACAAAACGAGCCAGTTCAAGGCGAACTTCTCGACTATTAACGAGGTGTGAACAATGCAAGAATTACAAGTTAATATTGAACAAGCCAAAGTTGAGATTGTAGGGCAAGAGGTTTTTGAAAAAGGCATTGCTGATGTAGTTGCTAAGTATCAAAATTACACTGTCACCGCTGGCACTATCAAAGACGACAAGAAAGTATTGGCTGAATTACGAAAATTAACCAAGCAAATTTCAGACGAACGCATCAAAATCAAGAATGAGTTATCAAAACCAGCGACGGATTTTGAAAAATATATCAAGGAAACAGAGGAACCTCTTAAAAATATTATCAACCAAATCGCAAATGATGTGAAAGAGTTTGAAAATCATCAAAAAGCACTGAGATTGGACACGGTTAAAAGTTATTTAGCTAACAAAGCCAGCGAATATATGATTGACCCTCGCATTTTCGATGAAAAAGCAACGGAATACATCAAAAATGGCGATTTTATGGCGGACGGTGTAACTCTTAAAAAAGCAACTATGAAGGCATTAGACGACATGGTTACTTTTGAATATCAAAAACAAGAGGATTTTAAAAAAGCCACTCAATCCATATCCGGACTTTGTTCAGAGTACGGAATGACCGACCAACCGTATATCCGCATGCTTCAAAATCTGACATTAGCGGAGGTGTTAGATCAGATTCGCTCAGACCATGCTTTTGAATTACAAAAGCAAGAAGCTGAACGCCAAAGACAAGAACAAGAAGCACTACGACAAGCTGAATTACAAAAGCAAAAAGAAAAAATAGTAGAGACAACACCAACGGCATTAGTTGTTGATTCAGAAACAGGCGAAATTATCGAAAACACGCCAGCAATTGAAGAAGCTAACATTCCAGAACCAAAACGTTATCGCCAAAAAATGACACTTGAAGTCTACTTTGAAGATTCAGACGATAAAGACAGATTTAAACGTTTACTTAGCGAAAACGGTTGGGAATACAAACAAAACTACACTGTCAGCGGCTATCAAAACATAGCCAGTATGACCGAAGAAGAATTGAAAATACATTTAAGTTAATGTCAAGACCAAAATCTAAACCCAAACTGGACGATTTACTAAATCGTGAATAGAAGGAGAGAATACTATGATTAATTCAGTCTGTCTTGTTGGAAGATTAACAAGAGACCCGGAACTAAAATACACCGTCAACAATATCGCAGTAGCTACATTCAGCCTAGCTGTTAACCGTAATTTCAAAGACGCTAATGGCGAACGTGAAACAGACTTTATTAACTGTGTTATCTGGCGCCAGCAAGCTGAGAATTTGGCTAACTGGGCTAAAAAAGGCGCATTGATTGGAATTACTGGACGCATTCAGACCCGTAGCTACGAGAATCAGCAAGGTCAAAGAGTGTATGTGACCGAGGTAGTCGCTGAGAACTTCCAAATGCTGGAAAGCCGTGCAGCTCGTGAAGGTGGCAATGCTAATCAAGGTAAAACATCGGGAGCGTTTGGCAATGGCAACGGCTATGCAGGGCCTTATGGTCAGCAAGCTCCACAACAACAAGGGCCACAACAGCAAAGCCAAGGATTTGCACAAGGTGGCAGCTCATTCGGTAACGCAAACCCAATGGACATCACTAGTGATGATTTGCCGTTCTGAGGTGCAGCATGAAAATGACTTTAAATATCGAGCCTAAACCTCAAACAAGGCCACGATTCAGCAAGTTTGGAACTTATGAAGACCCTAAAATGAAGGTGTGGCGTCGTCAGTGCTCGCAACTTATCGAGCAAGAGTATGACGGACAATTCTTTGACGGCCCGATTTCAGTCGATGTCGTGTTTTACATGAAAGCCCCGCTGAACGTATCAAAAAAGCCCACGCCAAAAGCTAGAGCTAAAACGTGGGACGCATTCAAGAGTTTCATGTCTGAAACGCTTTGGCATGCGAAAATTCCAGACGTTGACAATCTGGTTAAATCGCTCTTTGACAGTATTTCAAAAGCTGGATACAACAAAGTTGATAAGAAGGGTATCGTCTGGACGGATGATAGTATTGTCTGTGATTTAAGAGCTCGCAAGAAGTACAGTCCTAATCCACGCATTGAATTTGAAATCAAGGAGCTGGAATGAACAGCAAATATAAAGACAAGCTGGTCGGTGTATATGCTCCGGGCAGTTACGATCACACAAGCGTATTAGGTCAAACACAAGAATTCTCGAAGTGGTTCTGGGCTAATCACGAAGACATGGAATACATCAGCGCCAAGCTAGGAATCAATGCAAAGAAGCTCAATCGCATATTAATGCTGGAGCAGTTACCGGATGAAGAATTATTAAAGGAGATGATGAAGTTATGCGATACAAAGTAATCGTGTACTACGACAATATGCCAGACAGTGAGCATATTTTTAGCAACAAGAACGACGCTATCAACGAATTGCACCGCTTGCGAGGTGTTAAATATCGAAATTCTAGGATGTACACGGTGGAGCTAGTCGAATGCGGTGGATAGTACGAGTAGCACGCACAATGGATGATGTTAAGGAGTGCTATTTCACAGATAAGAACAAGGCACTGAAACACGTTGAAGCGTTGAAAAAGTTAAGCGTGGCAGTAGATGCTACTGTCTGGATGGAGGAAATCGATGATTAGAACGAAGTATTTACGTGAGAATACTAGCACTTTTAACCACCTAGAAATTGATGAATTAATCAATAATTTTCTTGCAGAAAACCCAAATATAGAAATTATTGATATTAAATATCAATCTAATGTGGCGTTAGCAATCTATGAGTATGACTTTCGCAGAACGTATGATACATCAGCACTGATTATTTACAAGGAGAGTACGAAATGACTAGACAAGAAGCAATAGAAAAATTATCGACAATCGGGCATATCTCTGTATCGTACGCAGAAGACCTATACGATTCATTCTTCCCTAAACCAATCGTTCCGCAATGTGTGGCGGATTGGATTGATGTGTGTAAAGAAAATTTGGCAATAGGATTATATACTGCTATGAATCCAGATTTTTTGAAACAGTGGAATAAAAGTGATGAACTTATTTGCTGGATTAAAAAGGCAAGAAACCAAGATATCTTTGCTCGTGCTTGGGTTGATGGCTACGAGGTCGAGAAAGAGCCTAGATATACGGTTAGAATCAAGGGGCTATTTGGTAAAGGGGGTTATTTAAACCGCATTGTTAAAGATAACGAGTGGGTTGTTAGCGACAATTTCGAGAATGACGATGTTAGAGTACGCAACACCCGCGAAGAAATAGAAAAAACTGGTTTTGGCTGGGTGTTCTCTTGCCCAGGCGTGGAAGTGAAAGAGGTGGACGATGGAAACGATTAAATTTATTTTGATGGTCGTAGCTGTGGTTTATGCTTGGCACACGCTGTTTGGCGGGGAATGAAGGGGGTGGAATAGATGGGCGTGTTTGAGATTTCTTTGTCTAAAAACGACCTCGAATATATTGCGAATGGCTATGGTTTAAAAATAAACATCAGAGATGAAATATTTTCGGAAGTGGATGAAATTATTTTAAAACCTGCATTGATGAACGATTTAATGAATCCGTTGTTAGATTATAGACATAAATTGATTGATACAGGATTGCAAAACAAGATTAATAATTTTACGGGAGGAGCAAGGTAAATGGAAGATCTAATCACTGCAATTAACCAGTGGGCCGATGACCGCAACCTTAAGCAAGCCGACCCAAAGATCCAGTGGATGCGTGTGACTGAGGAAGTTGGAGAGATTCGAGACGTACTCTTGAAACCGACGAAATTCACGGAACCACAAGCAGCGTTGAAAGATGCAATCGGTGACACGCTAGTAACAATTATCGTACTAGCACATCAGTTAGACCTTGATGTAACTGAGTGTCTCGGTATTGCTTACGAGGAAATTAAGAATAGAAATGGGAAAATGATTAATGGCACATTCGTCAAAGAAGAAGACCTCTAAGAAGTGGTACACGGATAGCTTGACTATTTCAAGCGCCATCTTAGTCGTCAGTCTGGTTGTCAATATGCTGTCTGTCTACTATGTTCTGACAGTGCCACGCAGGGTGGAGACAGTAACTATCCATCGAGTGGATAACGTGGGCGCAGAGATGCACGGCAAGGTAACTGGAAAATCAAAAATTAAAAACCTATACACGCTAGATTGTGGGGCTTACGGCAAGTTCCTTGTCAGCAAGGAACAATACGACCAAGTAAACATTGGGGATGATATCCCTAGCTACTTAAGGGGGCGAGGACAATGATACCGAGATTTCGAGCATGGGATAAAATTCATAAAACAATGTACGAAGTTGATGATATTATGTCTATCGATTTCGGAAGAAGCGAAATTTCTGTAAAGACACTCTTTTTCGACCAGACAAATCGCTACGACTTCGACGATATCGTTTTAATGCAATCAACTGGACTGACGGATAAAAATGACAAAGAAATCTTCGAGGGGGATATCTTAAAATTTAATGATGAATGGGAGGAATATTGTTACGAAGGATATATAGACGGTTCTTCCTATGGTGTGAACTATGTCGAAATAGAGAAAGAGACAACTTGTTTTGGTTTTGGAAAAACTAAAATACCTGAATCATCACTATTTAACCTAGTAAATGATGAACATTTAACATTCAAAGAGCTTATAACAGATACAAGTTTTGAATTTGAAATCATCGGGAACATCCACACAAATCCAGAACTGCTAGAGGTGAACTCATGAGTAAAACCTACCAATATTCCGGACTGACACCAGAATTATATCAACGGCTGGTCAGTGAACATGCGGCACTGAGAAAAGCACACAAAAAAGGCTCTTATAAGCAATTTTTCCAAGATGTGAAACAGTGCGATGAGTTACAAGCTCGCATCATATATCAAGCGTTTAATAGTGCAGTGGTGGAGCGTGCGAGGATCTCACCTCAAACAGTTGACAGACTAAAAGGCATCATTTCCGACGGACTATTCAACGACCTACAAGCATATCTGTCACAACACTACACAAGGGGCAAAACCACGCGCCCAGTTTTGGAGAAAACCAACGCAGGACTGCCAGAGGACTTGTTTAAGCGATTCCGTGAGGAAGTGGAAGAACTACGCAAGGAACACCCTAACGACCTAAACAAGTACATCAGAGACATTAAAGGTTGCGATAAGAAGCAAGCTAACAAAACCCAAAACGCCCTCAATTGTTGCTATGCGGAGAAAGCTGCCTTAACGCCATTGAAAGTGATTCAAATGGAAGGGATGCTGTCACGAGACTTATTCAGCAAAATCGTTGATTATGTCTTCAATAACTACGATTGGCCCGATAGGCTGGATGACGATGCTGACCGCATTATGCTTGAATACCGAACTAAAGGCAAGACAGGCAGGGATAAAATTACGGTCAGAAAAGCCCTATATAAAGCCTACATGTTAGGCGTGTAGCTAGAACGGTCTATGAGGGTTCGACTTCCCTCGCTAGCTATTACCAGTCAATACATATTAGAAAAGAGGAGCCTTTTGATTTCTTTTCATTCAAATCAAGCTGAAGCATGACTGGTTGTTGACGCTACCAAAATCCAGTAAATCTAAAATATAGAAAGTAGGTATTCCTTTATTTATTATTCACAAAATCTAAAACGCATTACTGGTGGCGTGATTCTTCAAGGCGTATGCCTGCAAGTAGATATAGGTCAGAAATCTTCATAATTCATCCAACTAAATTCTTGTATTATTTCAAAAAACGAAAGGGGAATATCCCCGATAATGATTTCACTATATCTGGCTGTCAAGGGTTCGACTCCTTTGCCAGTCATTGTCTGTCAAATACACTAAAAATAAAAAATGAAGCTAAAAAATGGATATAGATTTTTAGTGGCTTGAACACTTTTTCAACACCGGGCAAACTGACAGACCTTGCTCAAACAAACCCAGCAAATTTAAGAAAAAAGGATGTGAAACACCCTCTTTCTTATCGATATCGCATTACTAAATAAAGCCAAAGACCTTGCTGGTGTCTTGGCTAGAAGGAGGTGGTAACAAGGCCCAAGAAACAACCCAAAAACAAATACATTAATCTTTCCCTTATAAAACCTCTTAATGTTTTTTGGGCCAAACAAAAAAAGACCGACACGATGGCCGGCACTCTTTGGAAATCAACACTACTATTATACCAAAGAGGACAGAACAATGCTATTGCCGGAAATTGATGAGAAAGCAACTATCAGAGGTTGCAAGCGAAAACTTCGAGAATATCCAAGATGGCGAGAGATAGCACACGATAGCGCTGAACAGAAGATTACACAAGAGTTCACTTTTATGCCAAGAGGTGGCAGCGGAGTGAGTAGACCAGTGGAAAATATCGCAGTTAGGCGTGTCGATGCCATGAACGAGCTAGAAGCCATAGAGCAAGCAGTTAGTGGGCTATATCGTCCAGACTATCGCAGAATACTGATAGAGAAATATCTAGCATACCCACCGAAACCAAACTGGCAAATCGCCCAAGCAATCGGATTCGAAAGGACAGCCTTTCAAGGATTGCTAAATAATGCTATCCTAGCATTTGCAGAATTGTATAGAGATGGCAAATTAGTTGTGGAACGTTGAAATAACGGTATTTTGACGGTTAATTCACGGTGTCTAACAACTGTTTAAAGTGGTATTATTATATTATCGAAGAAAATCAGAGACAGCTCACTTTGTGGGTTGTCTTTTTCAGTATCAGAAAGGAGTTGATGAAAAGTGGGATGACTGAAAAACAAATAAAGTTTGCCGATGAGTACATCATCAGCCTAAACGCTACGCAGGCGTACAAAAAGGCTTATCCTAGTATTAAGAAGATAAGGACGGCAGAAGTCAATGGTAGTAAGCTACTAAGAAATACTGAGGTCAAGGCTTATATAGACGAACGACTGGAACAATTAAAATCGGAACGTGTTGCGGATCAACAAGAGGTCATGGAATTTCTCACTGCCGTCATGCGTGGTGAGGTTGAAGAACCCTTGCTTGTCCTGGATGGTGAGGGTATGCAACGCATTGCTCAAGCTAAACCGAATGTAGCTACTCGTCGGGCTGCGGCAGTTGATATCGGTAAGCGCTATAGGATGTGGACAGATAAGGTCGAAGCTGATGTAACGCAAAATATCAATATTAATGTCGGTGAATGGAATGACGATTAATCTTGAAATCAATCCAAGCAAGGTGTTTAATCGGCATATCTATGAACATCTATTTGATTATGACACATTCACCGAGGTACACTACGGCGGAGCATCTAGCGGTAAGAGTCACGGCGTCTTCCAAAAAATAGTCCTCAAGGCTCTTAAAAAGTGGGATAAACCCCGAAAAATATTGATATTGCGAAAAGTAGGCTCTACGGTTCGTGACTCGGTGTTTGCGGATGTGCAAGCAGCCTTGTCCTATTTCGGTGTGCTTAATCTATGCAAGGTTAACATGAGCGCATTCCGTATTGAATTACCAAACGGAGTTGAACTGATTTTTAAAGGGATGGATAACCCAGAGAAAATCAAGTCAATCAAAGGCATTTCAGACGTGGTCATGGAAGAAGCGTCAGAGTTTACGCTTGATGATTACACGCAGTTAACACTTCGCTTGAGGGATAAGGCTCACAAGCAGAAACAAATCTATTTGATGTTTAACCCAGTGTCTAAGGCCAACTGGGTATATAACGCATTCTTTGTGAAGAGCCCTAAGAATACAGTGGTTTATCAAACGACGTACAAGGATAATCGCTTTCTGGATGACTTGACCAAGGAGAATATCGAGGAACTAGCCAACAGAAACGAAGCCTACTACAAAATCTATGCTTTGGGTGAGTTTGCCACTCTTGACAAGCTAGTATTTCCGAAGTATGAAAAGAGATTACTCAATAAGGACGAGCTTAAACAGCTACCGTCCTTTTTTGGTCTTGACTTCGGATTCACAAACGACCCCACGGCGTTTATGCACGTCAAAATAGACCGAGAGAATAAGCGGTTATATATCCTAGAGGAATATGTCAAGAAGGGCTTGCTTAACAACCAGATAGCAGAAGCTATTACTAGCCTTGGTTATTCAAAAGAGGTGATTATGGCCGACTCAGCAGAGCAGAAATCTATTGCTGAACTGCAAACACTGGGCTTGCGTCGAGCTATTCCGGTAGACAAGGGCAAAGGCTCAGTTCTACAAGGGATTCAATTTTTGCAACAGTTCGACATCATTGTCGATGAAAGATGTGTCAAGACGATTGAGGAGCTTGAGAACTATACATGGCAGAAGGACAAGTATACAAACGAGTACATCAACAAGCCATGCGATAGCTATAACCACTGTATCGACGCTATTAGGTACGCACTGCAAAACCTTATTTTCGTCAAGGATAGGCAGGATGTAGACGCTAAGATTAGACGGGTTAACAAACTGATAAGGAGATAGAATGACGAACACAACACATAGTGCTGACGACATTTTACATGAAGGACAGTACATTCCTAGATCATACCAATTTGAGCGAGACATGGAACCGACTAGCTTGCAGAAACGTGAAGACTTCCTTCGTTTTCCGAAAGAAGCTAACACCCACTTCATGGCTCAATCAGCTGACGACCTAGTGGACACGTTTCAAGGACGAGAGAAGTTAGAGAAGATGGTAGCTCAGTTCCAAGATGGACAGATAGACCGCTTGAATATCCTAGAGAGCTACTCAAACGGGAACAACTACACCATTCTAAATGGTCGTAAACGACTAGAGCCAGAGAAAGCTGACTACCGTATTAGGCATGATCTGGGCGGACAAGCTAGCCGCTTCTTCACTGGTTATACGGTGGGTCAACCTATTTCAATTGGTGCTACTGACACTGACAGCGACTTGACGGCTATTGATGACTTCAACGCTTACAACGACATTGAAGCTCTTAACCGTGAGTTAGTCTATGACGCTTCACGTTTTGGGCGAGCGTTTGAGCTGCATTATTATGATGAGTTTGGCAATCCAGCAGTGGTCTTGATTGATGCAAGGGAGATGTTCACAATCCGTAGCGCAGACGTCCGAAAAGATATCATTGCGGCTGTTCATTGCCCAGTGTACAACGGTGAAATGTTTGTCACGGTCTACACTGATAGCAAGATTGTCAGCTATGATCCAAACTGGCAGGAAATCGAGCGTAAAGAAAACCCGTTCGGAATGGTGCCGGTAGTTGAATGGCAGAATAACCGAGAGCGTTCGGGAGATTGGGAGAAAGGGATTCCAATCATTGACGCTTACGACGCAGCAGAGTCGGACACAGCTAACTACATGTCAGACCTTAACGATGCCATGCTGGTTATCAAGGGTGATGTCGAAAGTACTGGCATGAATGCGTCTGACATCATGAAAATGAAGCACGCTAACATGCTAGTACTTGAGAGTGGTGTCGGACACAACGGGCAGCAAACGTCACTAGATGCCGGCTATATCTACAAACAATATGATGTCAGCGGTGTCGAAGCGTATAAATCACGTTTGATTAAAGACTTCTTCCGCATTGTTGGATTGCCTAACTTGCAAGACGATTCGACTTTCTCAGCTACGTCTGGGATCGCTATCCGCTACAAGCTAGTTGATTTGCAGCAAGTTACAGCCGTTAAGCGTGGGTTCTTTGTCAAGGCGCTCAGACGACGCTATAAGCTGCTTGAGTTGCTATCTAACAATCTCAAAGGTATCGAACCAGTGGACGCTGACATGCTGACATTTACGTTCCATGAGAACCTGCCAACGGATGTATGGGCTGAGATTCAATCTGCTATCAATTCCGGCATGGAAATCTCACAAGAGACGCTTATGGAATCAGCTAGCTTCACAGACGCTCGCAAAGAAAAGAGCCGTTTGCTCAAAGAGGGCGGGGCTACTGATCTAGAAGTTAGTCAGATTGTAGGTGTTGAGGATGATGACGAATAATGAACGCTACAATGCCGAGAGAAAAGCGCAATCAGACCTAATCAAGCGTGACATAGAGCGTGACAAGGTCTTAAAAGAGCTTTATCAAGCGTCATATAACCGTATGCAGAGCCAAATAAACGGCTTTTACATGCGCTACGCTGACAAAGAGGGGCTAAGCCGTGCCGAAGCTATGAAGCGAGCTAATGAGTTCGATGTCACTGAGTATAGAGACCGAGCAAGAAAGGCAGTAGTCGAGAAGGATTTCTCACACGGCACTAACCAATGGCTAAGAATGTTTAACTTAAAAATGAAAGTCAGTCGGTTGGAGCTACTCAAAGCAGAATTAAGGCTTGAAATAGCTAGTCTTATATCAGACGTTAACGAAGTCTTCGACGAGGCGCGTGAGAGTGAATACTTAGCTGAATTTAAGCGCCAAGCGGGTATTCTGGGCAATTCTGCTGTCAATGCGGTAAGTCGTATGAGAGCAATTTTAGACGCTGATTTCTACGGGCAGAATTTTAGTTGCAGAGTTTGGGGCAGGAATGGACTTCATGGAAACATGCAGAAGGATGTGTTTAGCTCGTTAGCACGTATCTTCACCGACATGGACGGTTTTAAGCAGGAACGGCAGCGATTAGCTAAGAAATATAACACAAGCCAAGCCAACGCCCAGCGATTGCTCAAGACCGAAATAGCTCGCATTAATGCTGATACAGAATTGATGATACTGAAAGAGAATGACTTCACGCATTTAATCTATGTTGCTGAAAGTGGAGCTTGCGATATCTGTAAGCCCCTAGATAGAAAAGCCATACCAATTAACAAGGCAGAGAAAGGGGTTAACATGTACCCAATGCACCCTAACTGTCGCTGTTCAGCGTATGGCCACATCAAAATGGAATATAAAGCTGGTGGCAGCACTCTTGATGAAGAAGCTGTTAACGGTGTTTGGGGTGAATAACCCTTTGTCCAGACCGTGCTGAGGACGTTAAAAGCTGCATGAGTTCGAGGGGGTTGCTCGTAAAAGCGTAAAGAAAGGAGCCTATCATGGCAGAAAAAGAACTTGAAACAGTTGAGGATCCTCAAGAGGTTGAAGCTAGCCAACCAGAAAAAGAGGAGAAGATGGTGTCAGTTGCTGAAATGCAGCGTAGACTCAAACAGATGGAAGAGAAACATACTCTTGAAATTGCTGATATGCAAACCGGTATTCAATCTCAAATCGAGGAAGCCGTTGCTAAAGCTAAAATGAGTGAAGAAGAACTTCAAGAGCTGCAACAGAAACAGCGGGATAAAGAATTCGAAGAAGCCCAGAGCACAATTGCAGCACTTCAAGCCCAAATCGCTCAACGTCAAATGCAGGACATCGCTATTAAAGAGCTCGAAGCTCAAGGCGTGCCTGTCAATGAGTCAACGCTCGCGTTTGTTGTTAAAGGCGATGAAGAAGCTACTAAGCTAGCTGTTTCAAACATGGCTAATATCTTAAACTTGCAGAAACGAGAGGAAGCCAAAGCTCTACCACCTCGCACAAGCGGTGGAGAGGAAGGGCGTTCTCACCGTGGAAAAGACAAGTTTGATAAAGCCAAAATCACTAATTTCTAATCAAAGAAAGGAGAGCGCATGGCTCAACAAAAATTCAATCCGGACACAGTCCTTTTGTCTGATTCTCTTGGTAAAGAGATTACATCAGAATACATCACTGATCTATTCACTGACGAACTTGTAAAAACTTCAAGAGTCATTCAGCTTGGTCAAAAAGTTGAAATGGACGGCAAAATGGTTCGTAAAGGCGTAGAAGTTGGTCAATTGACAGACGCTTATTTCGTAGGTGAAGGTCAAAAAATCGGTACTGCAAAAGTACAAACTAAATCTTACGTTCTTGAATCTCGTAAATTGTCAGTTATCTTGCCAGTTACAGAAGAAGTCCTCAACTACACTTGGACTGATTACTTCGAATCAATCAAGGACAAGATTGTCGATTTGTTTAACAAGAAAATTGACGGGGCAGCATTCCTTGGTTTGTATAACAATCCATTCGGTGCTAACGTTTTGGCGTCTGCTAAACGTGCTCAAAACATTGTATCTGGGGACATCAACCTCAATAACATCTATGACGTTGAGGACAAGTCGGAAAAAGAACCTAACGCATTTGTAGGACACCGCACAATCAACCGCACACTCCGTGGAATCGTTGACAATGTGAACGGTGGTCAACACATCTTCACTAAACCAGCTAACCCTAACGCAATCGGTGAGCTTGATGGTCTTCCATATTCACAACTTCAATTGCAAGACGGGCAAACTTATCCGGCAGGTACATTGATTACTGGTAACTTCAACGGTTTGGTGTACGGTATTCCAAACGGTACTAACTTGCGTCTTAAAATCGCAGATCAAGCTACTTTGTCTAAAGTTCAAAACGATGGCACACTTGATTCTGGTGATGTTCACTTGTTCGAACAAGACATGCAAGCACTCCGTGCAATCTTTGAAATTGCCGTAGCGATTCCGAATGATGAAGCATTTGCAGCTATCCAACCAGTAGGAGTCTAGTCGGGAGGTTTAAATGACCTATAAAGCTAAGATTACATTCCGTGACTTGCAAGATAACGAGTATATCTATCAAGTCGGGGAAGTTTACCCACGAGAAGGCTACGAGCCTTCTAAAGAGCGTGTGGCAGAAGTTCTTGAAAAAGGCGGTATCGAACCAGTCGAGCCGTCAAAAGAGCTTACAGTCAAAGAGCTCAAAGCAAAACTTGATGAAGATGGTATCGAGTATGATGCCAAAGCGAAAAAAGCAGATTTAGAAGAACTTCTAAAAGATGCGGAGGAGGTCTGAAATGAACGATATCCAACTTGAGAAGATTAAGCGTCGGTTGGGTATCGACGTTGAAGACAAACTTGAGGATCAATTGATTGAAGACTTAGTCAACGACGCTGAGAGCTATTTCAAAGCACTAGTTGGAACAGCCGAGATTGACAAGAAATATCACTTCATCATCGAAAATGTTGTTTACAAGCTCTATGGTCGTAAGGGCTCAGAGGGTGTTAAAACCGAGAACGTAGACGGCTATTCAGTCACTTACGAGGATTGGGACGACATGTTCAAGCCTTATAGAAAGATACTGGATAAAGATTTCGGTCTGGACGGCTCATTAGCTCGAAAAGGTAAGGTGAAGTTTCTATGAAAACACCGCACCGCATAAAGCTAGTGAAACAGGGCGTTTCGACTTACAATCCGATTACTGATAAGCACGAAGAAAAGGCACAGTCTAGTAAGATTGTGCCTTGTTTAGTCAATTTTGTTGACCAGCAGCGTGTATTTGAAGCCTATGGGAGTAGGTCCGACGTTGTCATGATATGCCGATTCAGTCAAGAGCAGAAGCCATTTGACTACGCTCTATATGAGGGCAAGAAGTATTACCCTATCGAACAGATTGACGCACCGATTAAGGGCGCAATCAGATTGAAAAGAGGTGAGCTGAATGGCTAATTTCACAATCGAGTGGAGAGGGGACACAGTCCTCGCTGCTGCTTTGAATAAGGCAAGCCAAGGGGTTAGGACACAAGCCCAAACAGCTCTTAAAAACTCAGCTGAGAAAGGCAAGAGCATTTCAAAAGGGCTTGCGCCAGTTGATACCGGCTTCTTGAGAGCCAATATCACCACTAGGCACATGGGCGAAGAATCGCACATTCATTCAGCGGCGTCTTATAGCGGGTTTCAAGAGTTTGGGACACGCTATCAGCCCGGTAAGCCGTTTATGCGTCCTATGATGCAGCAAATCGAGCCTTATTTCACAGACCAAATCCGTAAAGTTATGGAAGGAGCCTTTAAATGACACCTAGCCACGACTTATTCAGAAATCTATTTGCTATTGCTAGTGAGACGCTAGCAACTTACGACTACTTACCCGATTCATCCGCAAGCTATCCTTTCGCTTTCGTTGGTGAGAATAGCTCAGCGCCTACACTCAATAACGACAATTTTGGAACGATAAGACAAACCGTCCATATCTACGGGACTAGAGTGCAGCGTGCAGAGCTAGACGCCCACTGTCAAGCGTTAGAACAAGTTAGCGAAAGAATTAGAGGGTTTGAATACAACTTATTGAAGACTGGTACAGACAAGCAAGTCTTACCAGACAATACAGACGCCCAGCCATTGATCCACATTGTGCTGGATTTTTCATTTTCATATACCAAAAAGGAGGAATAAATGGCAGAACTTATTTTGGGGAAAGACCTAATAGTCTTCTTCCGTCGCGTTAAAGACCAAAAGACACAAGACGCTGCTAAAGTGCGTTTTCAAACAGAACACAAAATCAACGCTGAGAAAGAGGTCGAAACTATCAAGACTAAAGATGGTGTGGTTAACTCGATTTCCGACGGCGAAGTGTCTGGGGAATTCGTATCACTTGCCTATCGTGAAGATGGCACTACTACTGAGATGTGGCGTGAAATGCGTAAATGGTTCATCGCAGGCGACAAAGTAGAGTGCTGGCAAGCTGACCTTGCTTCAAAACGCATGTCTGGAGCTAAAGAAGTCTATGACATTGAATATTACCAAGGTTATCTTAAGAACTTTGAAATTTCAGCACCCGCTGATGACAAAGTGGAGCTTTCTTATGAAATGGCTATTGATGGTAACGGTATTATTTCAACTGACAGCTTGACAGAAGCTCAGAAGAAAGCAGTCGCAAGCGCTCAATACGACTACCACACTCTTGCTAAAGAAGACGGCCTAACGGCATCTATCTAGTCTAACTGCAGGGGCTTTGTGCCCTTGCTTTTTTTGTATAAAGGAGAAATAAAACATGATTCTATCTATCAACGGACGAGACTTTGAATTGAAATTCGGACTTGCGTTCTTGCGTGAAATCAACAAATTGCACTCAGCAGAACTTGAGGGCATGAAGACTGGTTACGGTGCTATGACATTGATTTCAGCCGGTGTCGCTATCAACGACCCGTTGGCATTTGTGGATATCATCAAAGCTGGTACGATTACAGCACCACAAAAGCCAAGTGACGCTGACATTGAAGCCTATCTTGCTGATTTGATTGACAAAGGTAAATACAAAGAGACAATCGGCTCTATTATTGACGAGTTAAAAGCGTCATCCCTACTCAAACTCGCAATGAACGTTCAAGAGTAGGGCAACATCAACCAGATTATGATTTCAGCTACGATGACGCAATTGCTTTATTGATTGCAAGGCACGGCATGAGCTACACAGAAGCCGCTAGGACAACTCTTGTTGAATTTGAGGTATACAATACTGCCTACGCAATTAAACAAGAGGATATCCGCTTTAACGCAGCAATTCAAGCATGGTATAACCAGACCGTGCAGGCTACCAAAGGCAAGGGCAAGAGTGTTCGCTCAGCTTACCGAACCTTTAATGAGTTTTATGATCATGAGAAAGAGTTCAGTAGGATATTTAAACCAGAGGACACTGTGCCTAGAAGTCGAGCGCTTTCGTTAGCTGATAAGAATAGGATCATTAATCAAAAAATGAAAGGGGGTAGTTAATGGGAGCATCTTTTGACGTTACGGCCATATTGCGTGCCAATTCAAGCGACTTCACCAACGGTGTCAATGCTGCCAAGTCTGCCCTTGCTGATTTGAAGAATCAGTCTGGGGGCATGCTTGCTCAAGTTGGTAGCAGTTTGAAGTCAGTTGGTAGCGCCATGCAATCAGTCGGCGCTGGAATGACCACAGCTTTTACACTGCCTATGGTTGGAGGTTTGACTGCCGTCATCAAAGGCTATGCAGACCTTGAGCAATCTTTGGGTGGTGTTTCTACGCTATTCAAACAGAACGGCTCAAGTGTCAACGCCCTTGCCAGAGACTACGGCATGACCAGACAGCAAGCCCAAGAACTCTATAACACAATGGACCGCGAGGGGACCAACGTCATTGAAAACGCCAACCG